GAGGACAGAGACAAAGGGCAGAAACAGAAAAAAAACGGCGCTAAAGCGCCTCGGGTTTTGGCTGAGGATTTGGAACTGCCCTTTGGCATCAACCAACCTGCGTGGCAGGAGTGGCTGTCGTTCCGCAGGGAGCGGAAGTTTCCGGTCAGCGTTACGGTACTGCGGAAGCATCTGAATCTGCTCGCGCCCTTCGATGCTGCTACCCAGCAAGCGATGATTGACTCGTCCATCTCGTCCAGTTGGCAGGGTTTGTTTGCGCCCAAGGGCGTCAAGCCTGCTGCGGGTGGCGCGAAGCCGCCCATGCCGCCAATGCTCATCGACGGCGTTTGGAACCCAGAACACAAGGCGTGGATGGAGAAATACTCATGAGCGCCGAAATGCTTCTCTCGCGGCTGACCAAAGTCCGGCAGACCGGGGGCGACAGGTGGGTCGCTAGTTGCCCCTCACACGATGACCGTGGGCCGTCGTTGTCCGTTGCGGAGCGGGATGGCAAGTTGCTGCTGCATTGCTTTGCCGGGTGCGCGGCAGAGGATGTCCTCGGGGCAGTGGGGCTGCGCTGGACGGACGTTCTGCCGGAACGCATGGGCGAGTCACGCCCGCAGCCGATTCCTGCGATGCAGGTGCTAGAAGCCGTTACGCACGAAATCATGGTGGCGGCACTGTTGGCGACCGAATTGGGCTACGCTCAGGCATCACAGCGGCTTATCGAGTCCGGCTCGCGGCTGAATGCTGCACTGACGCTGCTGGGGCATGAACCCGCCAGCCTGAAACAAACACGAAGGGCAATGCGATGAACGATTTTCTGGTGAACCTTGCGACCAAGCGCAACCCGGCGCTCGCGGGGATGTTGGTCACGGGCGTGTCCGCTGAGTTGGAGGCGATGCCTGAGCGGCGATTGGTCGATGTGGCGCAGTTGTCCCCGAGCGATGTCCTTGCCCGTTGGCACAAGCGCCAGAGCGATTGGCAGACCATACCGGCAGACCCTACGGGAGCCAACCTGCGGCTGTACCCCGGCGGCGTGTCGGTGTGGTCGGGGTATCCGGGCGAGGGCAAGACCACGCAGTTGCGGCAGATGGCGATTGCGATGGCGGGGCGTGGTGAGCCGACGTTCTTTGCCTCGCTAGAGGAAGACCCAGAAGACCTACTGCTGCGGCTCTGCATGGTGGCAAACGGGCTGCGCGAGGTGGAGCATGAGGAAACCTTTGGGGACTTCCTGCACTGGTCGCGGGAACGGTTGTACGTCTGGGGCGTTGTGGGCAGCGCGTCGGGTTCTGAGTTGCTCGCGGTCATCCGGTCGCTGGCGCGGCGAGGGCTGAAGCAGGCCGTTATCGACTCGCTGATGTGCTTGGACGTTGCCAACGATGATTTTGAGAAACAGCGCCAGTTCGCCAACGCTGTTGCGGCTACGGCTCGGGTGTCGGGCGTCCACATTCACCTCGTGGTGCATCCCCGGAAAATCATTAGCCGGGACATTGACCCGGACATCAACGACGTTGCGGGTGCGAGGGAGATTGCGGGCATCGCGGACAACGTCATTTTCGTTCGGCGCGGCCCGCCGGAGATGGGAACGGACTTTGCGAAGTCCTCGTTGGTTCACGTTCTCAAAAACCGCCACGGGGGTTGGTGCGGGAAAATCACCGCGTACTTCCGCAAGGACTTTGGGCAGGTGCATGAGCGCCCAGATGCCCTGAAGCCCATCATGTTCTGCGATGGGAGGCCGCGCTGA